TCTCGGTCAGAAAGATCCAGTAAGTGAGTATAATTCAACTCTCTGGAATTCTGGTATTGAGGCGAACAAAGAGATCGCACGTAAACAGAAACGTAGGTTAACTTACATTTCGAATGTTTATGTCCTCAAAGACCCAGCCAATCCTCAGAACGAAGGTACTATTCGTTTGTATAAGTTTGGTAAGAAGATTTGGGATAAACTCAATGATAAGATGAATCCTCAATTTGAAGATGAGACTCCAGTAAATCCATTTGATTTATGGGAAGGTTGTAATTTCAAAATCAAGATTCGTAAGATGGATGGTTTTTCCAATTATGATAAGAGTGAATTTGAAGCTCCAGCAGCCTTACATGAAGATGAGGCTAAGATGGAAGAAATCTGGAAAGGTGAACATTCTTTGGAAGAGTTTACTAATGAAAAGAACTTCAAGTCTTATGCAGCATTGAAAGAGAAGATGGAACGTGTTCTCGGACTTGCGTCAACTCAATCAGATGTTCCATTTGATGGAGGAAAACCTATGACCACTTCTCAAGCGTCTGTTACACCCCCTGTAACTGAGACTCATGTTGCAGCAGCAGAAACTGCAGGAGATTCTGATGAATATTCTTACTTTGCAAAATTAGCTGAGCAAGAGTAATGGATAATAACGGATTGTATGGATTTTTATTCTGTAGTCTGTTAGTAATGTGGGCAGCAGTAACTTGGGGTAATCCTGATTTGACTGATGCCCTTATCTATTATCTTTCAGATGGATATTATAAACATTAATTGAGTAAACCGGGTGATTGACTATTGCCCGGTTCAATTGGTGAAGGTGGTAGTATCATTGGTTGACTTTGATTACTACTTCTTACTGAATTATCTTGAATAATTATATTTTGTGCTCCACTACCTGAGTCAAGTTTTTGTCTTTGTAAATTTGTAAGAATTAATCCAGTTTTTACAGCCGAATCTAATACCTGAACTGCATTATTATCCATAACTAATTCATTAGCATGTAACTTATATAATCCAGTTTTAAGAATTGGTCCACCAGTTCGTCTATTTCCTAGAAGTGTTGGAACATCTGAACCCATTTCTTTTTCATAGGCTTCTCTTGCAAGCCGTTTCGCCTCTGGCAAAACTTTATCAATCTTTGCTTGATTCTCAGCTTTAATCTTAGCAATTTTTGCATCTTCTTCTGCTATTAGTCCTTGTCTCTTAGTTATTTCTGCTAGAAACAGATTCACTTTATTTACATCATCTAAATTTCCTTCTTTTAAACCTAAACCTCCAAATTTCACTAATAAGTTTTGTTTTAGGTCTTCAGTAAGGTCTCCTGCTGTGATAGTTGATTTTCCACCAATCATTTCTTTAAATTCTTCAGCTTGATGTAATGTTGCTTTCATCAGATTGCCGTAATCTTGATCAAGTTTATCATTTATTAATTTTCTACGTTCTTCCTGAATTTCTGCAATATCTTTTTCCACTTGAATCATATCTATACCGGCCTTTTGTTTTACTATTGCAGCAGCTTTTTCTTTTATGACAGACTCCATTGAAGCATCATAGGTTTCCTTTGCATGTTTGAACCGATCTATGTTTCTTTCTCTTTCTGCGGCCGCTTCCAGTTTTAAATCAATAGAAGCTATCTCTCTATCTTTTGCTAAGTCTCTTTCCTTTTCTATTCTTGCTCTTTCATCTTTAGCTAAATCACCTTCTAACATAGAATCTAGTTCTGCAACTCTTGCTTTTTGATCTTGATATTTTTTCTCCATATCAATTTCACGTTGTTTTAATAATTTCTCCCTCTCTGCAAGTTTGTTCATCTCACCTAATTTTTCTGTTGCACGTTTCTTAGACGCGTCTTCTACAAGCCCGGCTTCTCTTGCCATGGTTTGCATCCAATCTGGTAACATACTCAATAAAAATTCCATATTAAGGAATTTATCTGCGAATCTTCCAAGAGTATCACCTATACCACCAAAGAAATTTGAAATAGAAACTTTTAATTTGGCCCAGACTAATCTCGGGTCAGTTATAAGTGTCGCAATTCCTGTTCCTAAATCAAGAAACCATCCAGCTATTTTACCAAACAAGTCTCCCATCATGGTTGCAAACCCTTCTAATCCCTTATAAGTTTTGCCTCCTACACTCATAGAAATTTTACTTAATTTTTTAAGTACACCTGCCCACGCTTCTTTAAATTTTCCAAATTTTGTTACTAAACCTTCAATGGGATTACCTTCTTCATCGGTCATGTCGTCCATATTTTTCATGAACGCTCCACCAAATGCCTTACCTAGTGATGAAAGGACTTGTCCCACCTTTTTAAAAAATCCTATAACTGCATCAATTGTTGCTTGTTGATCTGATTCAGACTGAGAAAAGAACAATCCAACACCAAGTAAAGCTGCTCCAACTGCAGTAAATTTTAAAACTTTGAAAAGAACTTTAAGTATTTTCCACATTGGACTTATAACTTTCATAAAGGTGCCGCCTATCAATTTACCAATTGATCTTAACATTCCAAATAATCCACCTTTTTTATCTTTCTCTGCACCTACCAAGTAACGCATTGGATTTTTGAAACCTCGATCCTTATTTCTAGCTGCTTCACGGCGCGCTTCTCTTGCTTCCCTCTGTGTCTGAGTTTCCATGTGAAGCATCATGCCTAGAAGGTCTACGGTCTTCTTCGCATAGCCTCTATGAACCTTATCGCCTTCTTCTTCTTTTGCCATTTTTTTTAACCTTTCATCTTACGATTTTGTTCTCCAACTCTTTCATTTTCTTCTTTAATCCATTGTTGTAATAATAGCACATATATTGCTCGTTCAAATGGAATCATATTATCTAATTCCGTTAAACTCCATTTATGATGCTGAATCATAGCGAAATTCGTTTGATAATGATTCGCCAGGGAGTCATGACTCAGCCCTATTCGAAAAAAGCGTCAATCCCCTCAAGTACTATAGGTGCCGTCTTATCACATTTGGAACATTTCCATGTAACAGTATGTTTTAATGTTGGCATGCCTTCTATAAAGTCTTTAATTTTTGTAAATTGTCCTGAACTAAGAGATTCAACAAATTCAATTAATTCATCTTTAACATAATCTTTAGTTTTATGAATTTCATCACCCTCCCAAACATATTCAATACATTCTGTAATTACTTTAAATAGATCGTCTGTTGTTGCATTATCTTCAGTAATACCTTGCATCTTTTGTATAGTTTCAAATTGGGGATAATGTAACTTTACTCCGATGTCATCTGTAAGTTGAACTCTACTATCCTTTGCGTTTGAAGAATCTACTTTTACATCATCAGTATTTATTTTAACTAAACATGTTTCATTACAATCTTTATTTTTTTCACCACATATTAACCTAGCAGGTTTATTAAGACTTAAATCTATTGCATCACCTACAGATTTTCCTCTAAGTTGTAGGAAAAAATATTCCATATCAAAAGGTGCGAGGCCTTTAAGTTTCAATTCACCTTCTGTGCACGCCGTAATAATGTCTTTCATGGCTTTTAACATGGCTGTTGTAGAGCCGTCTTCTAATGCCATTAATAATATTTTTTCTTCTTTTACGAGAAACGGTCTATATTTAACTTTTTGTCCTGTTGAAGGTATTTTCAATTCATAAGTAGGCGTTTTTACCTTTGGTAAAGCCATAATATTCTCCTATAATAATTTAATCAAAATATATCTGATAGTTTATTCTTCAGACCACCGGCTATATACAATATCAGTATCAAATTGTCCCAATTCAGAATCATCCCAACCAACTGACATAGCACTTAAGGTTTTCGGCCAAGCATCGTGAAGTGTTACACGATAATCGGCTTGTGTAGGTTCGGCGGTCATAATATCTTCACTATAATGTGAAATTTTTATTGTGCCAACAAATTTTTTATAATATTGCATATTATAATTAGTTAATCCACCAGATTCATCTATGTTCATAATGTGGTTAAACCAAGATGTCCAAAATTTTCTAGGCGAATGATCATTTGTATTCAACATAGTAATTCCTACGGACTCAAATGTTGTTTCATAAGGAACCTCTAATCCAAACCTTCCACCGCTTCTATAAGTTGTACTTCCGAAACTTCTAGCAGGAAATGATACTGTTTTAGCAAGAAAACTTATTGTTGATGCAGGTACTGTCTGTCTTAAGGACGATGGAGGAATAATTTCAACAGAAAATCTATTTTTTCTTGCTATACCCCCTAAGTTATCAACTTTAGACATAAATTTTGCTATGTTAAAGTCTCCGAATGATGCTCCCGCTGCCATTAAAATACTCCCTTATAAATTTAAAACATTTTTGCACTATCGGCCCATACAGTCTTTTTATTTGATTTCTTAAATCTTTCAACTGGCAGAAAGAGTGCTACTTCCCATTCATCCGCATTAATAAGTACGAATTTAGAATTAACGTTAGAATTAAGATATCTATGTACTGTAGGCCTCGCTCTTTTAATTTTAGTAAACCCTTTTAACATATTATATGTTAATCGTAGTCTAGTAGTTTCATCATATTTCTTATTATTTGCATAAGCCTTCAATTGATCCATTAATATAGCTCTATGTTTAGGCGCAAGATAATGAAAGTTTAATCCTAAAAATCCGTCATTGTATTTCTCAATAGGAAACACTAAAGGAAAGGTATCATAGTATGGTAATTTATCTTTCCATTTAGGATTATAAGAATAAAAATACATCTTTCCCAGTAAAGCATTTGCCATAGTACTTTCTTGACGGGAAAGTATTTTCTGTGGTGTTTCACTAGAAAATGCACCTTTTGTTCTATTAACAACAGAACGAAACCAATTACCTGCCGCTCTTGCTTTAGCAGTTACTTGATTCGTTTTTATTGCATCTTTTAGTTTATCTAAATATGATTCTTCTACTGTAGCCATAATATAACTATTTAGTATTGTTAAGAGTATCTTCTGTTATTATTTGCCACTTCCATCCTTTGATCTCACAATATGATTCTGCAGCTTTCCATTTTGCCTCATTGATACCCCATGTTTTTACTTCTTTAAGATATCTTCTTTTGTGTTTGGGATTGAGTTTAGGGGGTTTTGTTTGTTTCTTTGGTTTGATTTCAATTAGAGACTCACCCTTAGAGGTTTTAACCCAAAAATCGGGAAAATATCTATGTATTCTATTATCAATAGGTGAACGATAGGGTATAATAATCTCTTCACTTGACCAACGCAAGACTTCTGGTTGTCGGTCTAAATATTTCATAAAGGTTAGTTCCCAACCAGACCGATAGATTATTTTTGTATGATCGCCCTTGTATTTTTTGTAGTTTTGTGGGCGGAATTTTCCTTTATATGCCATATAAATATATAGATAACTAATAATAACATTTAAATTTCATTAGGGACAAAATGGATCCAGGAAAAGGGGGGACACGAAGAGGAGGAGTAGACACCGTAGAATATCTTCAATATCCTAGTACACTCGGTAGTGATGTAATGCATTGGATAAATTTTAAAGCTTTTGATGTAAAAAGTGGAGGTGATCCTACTTTAGATATTGCATTATATATTCCAGGTGATGCTTTACAAACATCATATAAATCAGATTGGGAAGCAGTTTCTATGGGAAAGATGTTGGGCATGGCGGATAAAGCCGCAGACTTAAGCCAAATTCCTGCAGGTACATTTTCTCTGTCCGGACTTAAAACCGGAATAGCAGCTGGGCTGAAAGCTGGAGCGGCGGAGTCTAGCAAAGTAACTATGCTTGAAATTGCAAAATTAGGAGAATCGACTATACCGGGTTCAAAAGCCTGGATGGAAAAAAAGGCAGGAGCAGTACTTAATCCTTTTATTGTTGCCGCATATAAAGGTCCGTCTGATATGA